GGCAATACTATCTTGGCAGGTTCGTGCTCCTCGTTTGTGGCAAGGTAGCTGCTACCGTTCCACCCTCCCACAGCATACAGCTTACCGTTCCCAGGAGCGGCTGCGGCTAAGCCGCCCCTCGCCGTGGGCATGGCTGCCTTGGCAGTCCAGGTGTTGGTGGCAGGGTCGTACTCCTCGTTGGTGGCAAGGCGGCTGCTAGCGTTCCCCCCTCCCACAGCATACAGCTTACCGTTCCCAGGTGCGGCTGCGGCTAAGTTGCTCCTCGCCGTGGGCATGGATGCCTTGGCAGTCCACAAATCAGATTCCAATTCCAAGGGAGGCAGTATAATTACGTCCATTCCTCCTCCTCCGATCTGTGTCCAAGCCATGTGATCACCTCCTTATGGTAAGTATACAAAGAGTTTGTTTAAGTCTGTGCGGAAAAATAGAGTATACGGCGCAGGGGAAGTCGGGAAAGTCGTACCAGCAGGAACACCACCCAAGGCAAACACTTGCTCAGCTTTCACGTGATGGGGATTCGCATAATCTGCCTTATGCGCATCAAGCTCGGCCCGCACCGCCCACGCTGCTGCCTCGTTGTTTTTTAGCTGTGTATCTATAATGTCAGCGTTNTNGTTCAAATCNTCAATATTGACTANATCCGTACCTTCTGGCTTCTTGAGATTATAATTTTGCGTATACTTCAAAATTCCACCTCCTTATATTACTCTTACTTGTTCCCAAGTGTAATGTGCCAAATCATTCCAAACCTTGCTTGTTAAGAAATTCCAAACGTTATAAGTGTATTGATACTCATAATTTAAGTGTGCTGGCTTAATTTCTTCTATCGTCTTTGTCAAATCGCTCATATTCGGTGGTATTCCTTTTTCTCCAACAAACTTTACTACGAATTTGTATTCGCTTGGATATTCTATGACTTCTACCTCTCCATTTGCAAAAGCCGAAGCGACGTTCTTAATAACTTCTTTTGTAATTGTGCCATATCCTCGCAACTTTGCTGTTATTCTTTCTCGTCTAAATTGCTCTGATTTTGTTTTATCAACTGGCAATCCTAAAAATTGCTCCCATAATTCCAAACCCCAAGTCGCTGTATCCACAAAGAACTGTTCCAATATCTCGTCTAAAGTATCGTTCAACCTATCAATTTCATGCCCTTGTGCATCCCAGACACTTCTCATTATATAACTGGTGAGATAATACGGTGGCATTCTTTCCAATATCCTATTTCCCGCTTCACTTATCATGTAAATGTCACCGTCCCAAGCACAGCTACTTCCTGCTCGCCTATTGGAATATTATTTGTAGCACCATTCACCAACAGGTTGGAATACTCCACCACCCCAGGCGTATCTAAAATAACGCTTCCAATCTTCACATATCGCACATCGTTATCGGCTTGAAAAGTCAATGACTTCAAATATTCCCTTAATGCCTCGGTAATGTTCAGCTTTACCGCATTAGCATCATAACCCTGCACAACACTTATATTCGCAGTTATGTTTATCGGTATTGCGGTTGCTGGCTCCACATATACCCTCGCACCTACTGGTGCTAATCCTTCCCCTGTATCTTTAGAAAATACGCTTTGATATTCTACTTTGTCAATCGCTACCACTGAACTGGTATCTGCTTGCAACCTCTCAATACGCAACTCCAAATGGTCTTGCCCATTCCAATAGAACCTTTGATAAACCTTAGACAACGGGTTTAATGCATTGGCTGAATAAATTGTCTTGGCTTGTATTTGGCTGGTCACATCTACCACTGCCCACGCATTAGTCGTCAAATTCCATATACCTATGGACAACAAATCATTTGTACCACTACCTGTGGTGGACAAATCCAATATGACGTTCCACACTCCCTGTTGATCAAGCATCGTATCAAACTGCGTATGTGTAAGCTTCCCAGTGCCACTCGAACTATAGCTTAAAATTACCTGCCCATTTGAANCTGAAACTCCATACCCCGAAATAGTCAAACTCTCTGCTTCATTCACATACAACCATCTTGGTGCTATGTGCTCCTGAACTCGCTGAACTAACTCTTCACTGGCTGGCTGCATATCCTTATCAACAATTGCTACGCTAACTGTTCCATTGCCATACTTCAACGGTACTACCGAAACACTTCCAACACCTGCAACCTCAAGTGCCCATTTTATATAATCAGCTTTATTACCACCTGCACTGGGATTGCGCACCCATTCCAAATATCGTGCCAATAAACTTGCATCATCTTCAGTATCTGCACCACCACTCGTGGTTTGCTCATTCTCAATCCTTGCAACGCCCTGAATGGGAGTGCTTAAAACTGTTATTGCTCCTGCGGCGACATTCCCTTCCATCCCTTCGTCCAAGGCTTCTATGGGTACGGACACTTCTCCTGCATCACTTATCACCGCTTGCGTGGTAGTTCTAAAGAATACCGCTGGTGCCAATTCCGATGAAGGGGTGGACACTATCGTTCCTTCTGGTATTACTGTTCCACTATCACCAAAGAATGTTATATACCCAGTGGCTTTGCTTGCTGGTATTCTGGACAATCCATGCTCTTCAGCTCTCAAATCCAAATATGTACCAAACGTTGTCTGTGCAAATCCACGCCGTAACACCTCTTGTGCCCATATTGCAGCTTGTGTCAATTCTGCGGCAACTGGAGCTAATGCATCATACACAAATGAACCTTGGCTTTTGTCATAATTGTCTGGTACATAGGACAACAATCTTGCTAATATTGTTTCAAACGTTTGGTCTGTTAAGTATTCTGGTAAGTCCAACTTCTCACCCCCTCAACGTGACTGTTCCATCTACATTATAACGCACAACCATAAGCTCGGGTCTATTAACGCCATCCTCGGTCAGCAACACTTCTTTTATAACAAGCACCTTATCAACCAAACTAACACCTTCACTCAAACTTGGTATTGGAGCATTGTTCTCACATTCTTGAAATGTACTACCATCTACCGACGCATAAACCTTCACATCGCACCCTGCAGGAACGTTTGCTTCCCATGAAATATTTGAACCATTACACGTACCTAAACTCTTTAAGTATATTGGCTTGCTTAACCTATAACCCGATAAAGGCTCGTGTGTTTCTATTAATGTCAAACGTCCTCGGTCGTTCACTTCTACCCCTACCAGCGTTCCACTCATCCAATCGCTAACGTACTGCTCCACCCTTGACAATGAAAACTGCCTCTGCACTTCTCTATACCCTACACCTACTTGCACTTCAGCTGGCTGGCCTAATGCATTTACCACAACAAACCGCACTGTCAACTCATCACCGCTCCACTCAAAGCTGAAATTCTTTACTTCAGCTGTTCTCGGGTCTGTAAGCAAAGCCTCTGTAATCTCTCGCTCCAGCTCCGCCTCTGTTACTGCTCTTGTAGGCTGTTTAAGACAACTTTCAATGTCTGCACCATAATCCCAATCGTACACAACATATGCCAGCCTCTGTGTCAATATCGCTTTTACACACCATTGCACCCAAGCTGTCAAACCATCCGCCTCTACTACATCACCGCCACCTGTTTGGACAAAGTCGCAAATATCCCAATCCCACAACCAACTTTTAGGGAAAGCTACTTCTTGGCTTTCTACTGCACCCACTATGTCAGGCATATCAAAGCGTGGATATAAATCGCTCACGAACTCACCACCTTTGCAATTACCACAGGGTCTCTATGCTGGTTAACCCAAGCCACCAACACCCTATCGCCACTTTTAAGCTCGGGTTTAATTCTTATATTCACTTTCTCAACAGTACTCTGCTCCCAATCCCACCTTGTCTGTGCGGTATGGTATATGTCTACTCCTTCTATCGGCTTCCCTTCTTTGTCTACGGGATACTCGCCAACACCTACTAACGACCAAACGGGAAACTCAACCTGTGCAGTAAAATCAGCTATCAAATAATCGCCTTTCTTTATCGGCATCGCAAACGTATCAAGCTTCAAGCTCATGTCTGGCTGTATCGTTCCTAATTCAATGCTATCGGGTTTGTTAGCTATTAAACTAATTCTTTCATTTAACACTTTAGCCAAATCGTCAATGCTTTTCTTGTTCATTTTAACCCCACGCTCATAGTTAAACTTGTAACATTATGCTCTACGGATACGACTTGGTAATACCCATTTAACGTCCCAGCAACAACTTTCACCTTATCACCCTTCCTGATAAAGGGAACATCTACGCACCTGATTGTCCTGTCTTTCTCTGGCTGTCCGAACTCCTTCAATATCTCTTTCGCATTCTGCTTTGCATCGGCCAATGTGTCATCTGAACTATTCTGGACAATCCTTTGCAATACACCATATTTTGTGTCTCCGTCAAGAACTGCAATCAACGGTGCCAGGACTTCTAGATCTTATGAACCTAGTATGAGCACTTGTGTAACAAGATTATTAATGCTCCACCTATCCATTAATGACTGAACATTTTGGTTATATGCAAACACGTAAACATCTTGATTGGACATGGCTTTTCTGATATAGACCTTCCCTTTTTCACTACGTACGATAAACTCGCCTGCTCCCTTATCTTTACCTTGTTTGAGTATGCTGTTTATCATCTCCGCAACTGTCATCTGTCGGAATACTTGCTTGGCTAATACTACATTCGGCCCCTCTATCTTGCCTATGGGAATATTCCATGCTCTGAAAATATCTGTCAACACATCTATTGCCCTTTGTCCCGCCCTATAGTACCTGTCATCCTCGCTCTTAAACAAGTAAATCAGCTGGTCGTACGCTTCAATATCTACACTACCCTACGGATCCGTGGACGTCATCCAATCAAACACCGTGCCCCTGAACACTTCTACCCCATTCGCTAATAGGTATATCGGTGTCCCAAGTGCTACAAGCTGGTGTATCCACTTCCCACCTACTTGCTGATGTGTCAATGTCATACTTAAATGCGCTGCTAACTCACCATCGGCATCACCAAAGGACAATTGACTAACAAATGGCGTAACATCCATTTGCTTACCGCTTGGATCTATAATGCGCACCTCATACTTTATTTTGGTAATATCAACCAAGCTTGAGCACCTGCCCGGGTTTTATCTTATTCGGATCTGGCCCAATGACAGCCTTATTCAACTCGTACAACATCTTCCACTTTGCACCATCACCGAGCATTTTCTTTGCTATACCCCATAGGGTATCACCTTGTTTTACAGTATACGTTTTTGGTATACTCGGAGCTGGTCTCTGTGCACTCGTTTTAGCCTGCGCACTCGTACTCTTCTCTTTTTCTGTCATCACAACCAAATTACGTGCCTCAACCAAACTTATGGAGTAATAACAATCGCCATGTCCACCTTTCCATGTATGGTCGAACTCTTGAATGTAACAATCCATATTTATAGGTGTTTCTGTTATCAGCAAATGAACTTTTACATTCTCTCGTCGCCAGCCTGAAATCAAACCTACAATCGCCTTGGGATCCTGCCAATCCACAACATATATGCTGTTCCTCCTACTCACACCCGGGAATATACCCTCCCACCTAATCGTCGCTGGTGCAATACCTCTCGGCATTAAGAAATCGCCCAAATCAATTATACTAACGCTGAACAACTTTGAACTTGTCATCACTTGCAATTGTTCTGGGTTCATTGGTAAATGAAGCTTGGTATTCTTCCCTGTTATGTAAAACTCCATTTATCCCACCACCATATTTGAAAACGCCTTCCTTAACTCTGGAGCTAATACTCCCACAATCTTGTCGACAGCCTCATCTACATCAGCCTTATTGTTTATGACAACTTCACCAATTAACCCTTCGGTGTTAACATTAATGTTTACGGTACTCTGCACATTACGTGGAACAACTGACACAGTAGGAACTTCTGTTTGAACATTATGTGTTACAGTGCTATACGACATTGCCTGTACATTNTTCATTGTGTTATATGTATTATTTATCGTGGCTTGATTCATTGTGTTATATGTATTATTTATCGTGGCTTGAGTTACACTTTCTATTGGAGCATTTCTCATCACCCCAAGGTGCTCACCTACTACTTGCCACAGCTCCACATTCTTTTTTGTACGTTCTAAAGGAATAATTGTCTCTGACCCTCTTTCAGCTACTTCCGCTATGTGTCTCGTGTAAAATATTCCACCTCTCGCATGGGCTGGTAAACTTTGAGATGGTATTTTATCTATTAATTCGCCAGTACTTGTTATATAGCCCCTTTCAACCATAAATTTATAAGCTTCATCAGGCAACATGCCAGCTTGTATAAGCATCATCTGATATTGTTCTGCTGTGAGCTCAGGCGTACTTGATGTAACTTCAGGCGTTCCTCTCTCGTTTAAATACTCTTCCAAATTAAAAAGTGCAGCCAAAGCAGCTGCTCCTCCAGCCCCAACTAAAGCACCTTTCCAGCCAGCTATCTTGAAACCTACTATTGCACCAAGAATTGTCATTAATCCAACATTGCTCTTTATCCCATTGAAAATCGCACTTGCAAGCTCTGATCCAAGCGTGTAACCAAACGTTACAAGCTGCTTAATTAACTCAGAATTTTCTGGTCCGAAAATAGTTTTGAAAAATGAGTTTATCGTTTCTTGTATCTTTCTAAATACTTCTTGTCCCTGATCCCCCTTCAACCAATTATTTAATGCTGTCAGTACTTGGCTAAAAGCGGTAATAATTTTTTGTGTCATTGACATCTGATTCCATGCCGGTATTGAACTCAAATCACCAAAGCAACGAACCACCTTTCTATAAGCATTCTA